CGATTCATAACATCTTTTAGGTATTGTTCTGCTTTTATCTTTGGTAGATTACCAACGTCAATATAGAATATTCTTCTTTCTGGAGCTCTTGATATTCTGTAAATAACAAGACTATCCTCAATCATTCGCAGTTGATTTACTGGTTTGATTGCTTTGTGTAGATAGGATAATACTGAACCTCTATTCTGGTCAATTAAACCAGAAGGGCAGTACGCAATAGAATCTTTTGTAATTTTTAATCCATTAGTTACTGAACCACCAGTAGTAATACCTTGTTCATTATAGATATAAAACTCTACAGCTTTTTGTTTTTCTTCTATTTGTGTAATAGGATTAGGTCTACCAGATATTTTTTCTCTGACCTTTTTAACTTTTTGTGGGTCAATATATCTTAATTCTGTAATACCTTTTCTTGGGTCTTTTTTGTCTATAACTTTATGATAAAATAAACGACCATCAACATACCATCTTCTAAAAACGTCATGTCCTTTTTCTTGAAAAGATAATAGTTCAAGAACTCTATTGAATTCCTCTCGTATTCTTTTCTTTACATTTGGGGATTGTTTAAGTCCATCTAAAGCTAACGAAATCGGTGCATCATATTCATTTGACGCAACCGCTTCACTAATAATATCTTCAATCGCACTATCACACTCTGGTTGTTGTGCAATATTACGATATCTCTTAATCAAATCGTATTGGGTTCTATCCTTTCCCTCTATATCATAGGTTGAAGAATAAAAACCACCTTGTGCAATATCTTCTGCACCATCATCAGAAGTAGGGAGCGTGAATGACGCTCCCTCACTATCTTTTTTACGAGTGATTGTGAAACCAAATAATTCAGCCATAATAACTCCTTTTCGTAGTACTATTTAGTACGACTATTAGAAGTTAACTGAAGAGGCTTCAAAGTGTGAATATCTCCAAGTTACAGTAAACTCTTCAATTGCATTTGCAGTCTCATAACTTAACTCAATCGCACCAGTACCTTGAGGCATACAGTTTCTTAGAATGTAAGATTTAAGAACTGTATCATCTCTATCCAACTGTTCTACAGTCAAATCAGCAGTATAATCTGCAACATTTGATAGACCAGTATTTGTTACTGTATCATTGATTGCGTTCAACCATCTTTCCATTGCATTTCTAATGTTGAAGTCAGTATCGTTGATAACTGTGGTTTCCCAAGTTTCAAATTCTCTGTCTCCAGCAATATAAAGATTACGTCCTCTAAATGGAACTGCAATCTCAGCAATTGTCTGTCCAGGCAGTGCAGCTGCTTTGATTAGAAAAGATGCTTTTCGTACATCAAGTCCAGTTGCAATTGCGCCGGGCGTGTTGAAAGTTACTCTAAACTGGTTAGCTCTCGCACCACCACCAATAAGGTTTGCTTTAAATTCATCTAACGTAGCCATTTAATTACCCCCCTATCTCTGAAAATGCGACACCAGTTCTCACTGCAATGAAGTTCAACTGAATGAAGTTGATAGACCTTGCTGGTTTGATGAAGATATCTGCAACAAACTCATTTCGGTCAATAACCTCTCCAGTATTATTAGTTCCATCTGCAACAACACTAAAGTCTGTTATACCCCTTCTACCTTGAATATCTCTCAAGAAAGGTTCAACTAGATTTCTAAATTGTGCTCTTGTGAATTCATCATTGAACTCAAAGAGTTGGAATTTAGCAGCAGTTGCAATCGCTTTCTCAAGTAAGATGAATAGTCTTCTTACATTGATTCTGTCAAACGCACTTGGTTTTGCAAGTGCAGTTTTGTCACCAAACAATATTGTACCTTGGCCTGGGAATGTAACCACTGGATTAATTCTAGCAGGATAGAGAATATCTCTTTGTGCTTTGGTTGGGTTAAACGCAAGTTTAACTGCACCACGAATTTGTCCTCTGTTAAAACCGCCAGGCGAGAAGAATGGGTCTGCAACTTGGTCAGTGTTTGCACAAAGACCAGCAATGTCACCATTTAGTGGTATAAATCTGAATACATCATTGAACTTGTCAAACATAAATTTGTATCCACTATCAAAGACTGCATAAGATGAACTTGCAAGTCCATCAAAAAATGTCTTGACATTTGCAGCTTGTGTGGTAGAGTTTGCGATATTTACCACATCTGCTCGTCTTGGAGAAATAAAGACTACAACGTCTTTTCTTTTCTCTGCAAGGTCAATTAGATTTGTTGCGTGTTGAGTTCCATTTGCACCAGCAGGAGTTGAACCACCCATGATAAGGTTTACATCAACTGTTTCTGCATCTGCAAATTCATTGTACGCACTGTCTAGTTCTCCAACTGTGACTGCATAGTCATCTGTTCCACCAGAAAGTGAAAATGGAATTTCACCAGTAGTACCAGTTCCAACTGCGTATGCATCACCAGAAGTTCCAGCTGTACCAGCTGCAATCTTTCCACCACCAGCACCAAGTACTGAACTATGGTCTAACCAGTATACAAATGCAGACTGTTTAAAAATTACATCTGGGTAGTAGTTAGTTCCACCTTGTGCAGTTTTAGCACCAAATGCTTTTGATACAAATGAATATGTTTCCAGAACAGCGTTTGTTCTTTCACCAGCAGTATCTTTTCTAAAACCAGAGATAAGTCCAGTTCTATCAAATACTACAATGTGCATTTCGTCATCAGTAAAACCTTTACCAGTTGCATATGTTGATGTGCCAGGCGCACTATCGAATAAATCGTAGAAAGCCCAACGTCTACGAATAAACGTATTGTCTGGTATTACTGCTTTTAGACCACCACCATTTGGGTCATCTTTTAGTCTGATTGTTAGGTCATGTGTGTTGATTGCAGTAATCTCGTATTCGTTACCTTCATCTCCAGCGACATGAGCAAAGTTAGATGCGTTTGAGGATGCATCAGCAGATGAGAAGGCGATAATATCACCAACATTAAATGCTGTTCCAGCGTCCACTTTAACAACTGTTGCACCAACAGCGTCTTCAGTAACCGTTTGGTTACTAGAACCTAAGTGTTCTTCATATGCAAGTGTACCTATACACATTGACACACCTAAACTATTTCCGTGAATTCCAGCAGTTCTTGCACCCCATTCTCCAGATGAGGCCTCTCCTGCTGAAAAGTTATCTTGATAATGAGTGTCGGACTTAATCAAAAGACCAGAACCACCACTCATTGCATTTGTGACACCACTTTCTGCTCTCACTACTCTTAGTGCGTTTCCGTACTGTAGAAAGTTAGATGCAGTAAAGAATGTCTCAAAGTTACTTCCATTGGGTTTACCAAAAAGTCTGACTAGTTCTTCTTCTGAAGATACTGCTGTTATTTCCCCAACTGGGCCTTTTTCAAAGGCACCAGCCATTGCACCGATTGAAGTCGATACGGCAGGAACAACATTAGTTAAGTCAACCTCTCTGACAAGAACCCCAGGCGATACTTGAAAAGGCATATTTTTTCTCCTTATTCTATGTCAAATAAATCATTCTTGTGTATATTTAGTAAATTTGAGTTTCTAAAAACTCATTTTTATATGCACATGAATCTATAAATAATACTATGTCATACTATCAACGATATCAAAAAACTATCAAAGAGGTTGCAAAGAAAAACTATAACAAGAGAATTATCTGGTTAAATGAGTTTCTTGCACCCCATGCTTGTGAACACTGTGGTGAATCAGAAACAGCTTGTCTTAAATTTTACCCCCATGATAGAGAAATTCGTTTTAAATCTAAAAGATTAGGTCTTAATGAAGAATCTAGAAAAGAAGTAGTCAATCTCATAGAAAAATCAAAAATAGTTTGTTCTAACTGTTATATTAAATACGAACATGACATTATTGATATTATGTAATATCATATTTTTTTGAGACTCTTTCCATAATTACTTCTCTTTCTTGGTCTGTAAGTATAGTCCAATCTCTAATTTCTTCTTGAGTTCTGCCACAACCAACACACTCCATGTGTGTGATTTTATTTACTAAGTGACATATTTTGACACATGGACTTTTCATCACCAACTACTATCATAATCTCTTACTACTGGACTCCACCGTTGTCCATATTCATCAATAACAGTTTCACCCAATGGGTCATCAATACCATTATCCATAAATCCAAA